ATTAAAGAGGCTGCATAATATTGTAGCCTCTTTTTCCTATCATAAGTAGTTGTATGTCAGTAGATACAAATTTAATAAAAAAACCATATCAAAAGGAAAAATTTACAACCGAGCAATTCCAAGAACTTGCTCGTTGTGCTGTTGATCCAGAATACTTTATGTTAGAACACTGCTATATTCAACATCCCACTAAGGGACGTATGAAATTTTCATTGTATCCATATCAAAAACGTTTAGTAGAAGTATATCATCAAAATCGTTATAGTATTGCTATGTTACCCAGACAAACAGGTAAATCAACTTGTGCGGCAGGATACTTATTATGGTATGCAATGTTTAATCCAGATCAAACTATTCTTATTGCGGCACACAAATACAGTGGCGCCCAAGAGATTATGCAACGTATACGGTTTGCATATGAAACATTACCTAATCATATACGTGCAGGTGTTACTGCATATAACAAAGGAAGTTTAGAGTTTGATAATGGCAGTCGTATTATTGCACAAGCTACAACAGAAAATACAGGACGTGGTTTATCATTATCATTAGTATACTTAGACGAGTTTGCATTTGTGCCACCCCGTATTGCCAAAGAGTTTTGGACAGCACTGAGTCCAACACTTAGTACAGGTGGTAAATGTATGATCACAAGTACACCAAACCAGGATAATGATCAATTTGCACAAATTTGGAAAGCAGCAAATAAAACTATTGATCAATATGGTAATGAAACAAAAGTAGGAGTTAATGGATTTAAACATATTCTAGTTGATTGGAGAGAACATCCGGATAGAGATCAAGAATGGGCTGACGAAGAAGCAGCTAAAATTGGTGAAGAAAGATTTAGACGAGAACACGGATGTGAATTTATTAGTGCTGACGAAACACTTATTAGTGGACTAATATTGCCAACACTAGAGTCTAAAGAAGTATACAAACGTACAGGTCAAGTACGCTGGTATAAAAATTTACAAAAGGGAAAAACTTATATTGCAGGGCTTGATCCAAGTTTAGGTACTGGTGGTGATAATGCAGCAATACAAGTTTTTGAACTACCAGGAATGAATCAAGTAGCTGAATGGATGCACAACAAGACGCCAATCACGGAACAGATAAGAATACTCAGACAAATACTGAAGGAAATAGAACAAGAAGTAACCGATACTGAAATATATTGGAGTGTGGAAAATAACACGCTGGGTGAAGCTGCCCTTGTGGTCATAGCGGAAATGGGTGAAGAAAACATTCCTGGTACATTAATTAGTCAGCCAAAAAGCAGTAATAGAGGACACAGAAAAGGATTCACAACAACTAATAAAAGTAAACTTGAGGCATGTAGTAGATTAAAGAACTGGATTGAAACTGGAAAAATGGTGGTTAACAGCGAAGCGTTATTACAAGAGCTTAAAACGTTTATTGCTAGGGGATCAAGTTTTGCTGCTAAATCTAGCGAAACAGATGATTTAGTTATGGCAAGTGTACTAGTTGTCCGTATAGCTCAACAGGTTGCACAGTATGACGAAGTAACTTATGAAGAGCTTAAAGATAGTTTTGATGAAGATGGAACTGATGCACCAATGCCAATTATGGTCTTTTAGCATAAATAATACAAAGGACGTAATATGATTAGTGATGACAAAATAACAACTGGTATTTTTAAAATTTTAAAAGGCAACGGTTATAATATAGAATTATTTACTGAAGAAGGTGAAAATACTATTGATCCAAATAATGCTCGTAGATTCTATGTTAAAGATATGGGAGCAATGGTTAATTTTGAAACTAGTAATGCTAATAGAGAAATTAGAGTTAGTGTTAGTCAAACCACTAGTGTAGAACAACTAAAAGATACATTGGCTCAGTTAAAAAATTTAGCCAATAAAAGTATAGTAGAATATACACTAAAGAGTTTTTCTAAAGCTATTACTCCTAAAGATCAAGATTTTGAAGCACAAAAGGCGAGAGATATGAAACAAGATGTACAAGAAGGCATTAGCACAGCATATGGTAGCACAAAAAGTAGTTATCAAAAATTAGAATCAGCAAAGTTGGTTATTAAACACACTAAACCAGTCAATGAAGAAACACGTGGTAGCAGAAGTAGAAATATTAGTGCTATCTATATTGAAAACGCAGATGGTGAAAGACATAAATTTCCAAGTAAAAATCTAGCAGGTGGCCGAGCAATGTTGCGTCATATACAACAAGGTGGACAAATGCATGACGATCTTGGAGAACATATCATTGAACAGTGTAAAGAACTTAGTAAACTAAAAGAGTTTAAAAAGTATAGTCAACGTAATGGATTAGTAAATGAAGAGACAAACGATATTCTAGAAGCAGTTACAGCAAGAATAGAACATGTTAGAGAAACAATTAGTAAAATGAAAGGCAGTAAAGGATATGCTGCTATGCGTGATACATTCGAATCAAGAGAGTTAAAAATTAACGAAAGAGATAAGACTTCACTACGCAACCAATTTACAGTACGGCATTTTGACGAAAATTTAGAAGATGCGTTACCATATGTTAATTCAATTATGAAAGAAGTAAATGGAGTTAAGGAAGCAAATATTTCAGCAGCTAATACAGTTAAAGAACTAGCAGAAGCAATTGCAGAAATGGAAACTATTAACTTCACTGGTGCTGATCCAAAATCAGATCCAGAAAATCCATTAGTTAATGAACATTCAGCATCTGCGTCAGCTAATACACAACTTGCAATGACAATGAAATACTTTTCAGAAGCAGTTTGTGAAAACGAAAAACTATCAGGATTACTTGAACAGTTTGGTAGTATGGTAACTGATGTTACTGAGCAATCAACAATAGCAGCAGGTATTACGGCAGTCAAAAATATGATGCCAAAACTTTCTGCTAAAACAAGTGAAAGCAGTGAACGTAACACTGTAGATTATGAAGCACAATTTGAAAGCACACTCGACAGTTATGAGTTTGATGATTTATTTAAATAAAATCTTGACAATCTAGACAAAACGTAATATAGTGGTAACATGTATTATTATATACACTGTTGTCACAAAGGCATACTTAGGCAAACAAACATAGGCAAATAGGAGATTAAAACTATGGCATCATTAGCAGAAATTCGAGCAAAATTACAAGCATCTGAGCAAGGCAATCAACGCCAAGGCGGAGCAACTGGTGGAGATAACGCTATCTTCCCATTTTGGAACATCCCAGAAAATACAACTAGCGTAATTCGCTTTTTACCAGATGGAGATACGGAAAATCCGTATTTTTGGAGAGAGCGTCAAATGATCCGCATGGAATTTGCGGGTGTAAAAAACCAACCAGACAGTCGTAAAGTGATTGTTAATATTCCATGTAATGAAATGTGGGGACCAGTAGGCAGTTGCCCAGTACTATCTGAAGTACGTGCCTGGTTTAAAGATCCTAACTTAGAAGAAATGGGTCGCAAGTATTGGAAAAAACGTTCATATGTATTCCAAGGCTTTGTAACTGAAAATAGCTTACAAGAGGAATCTCCAGATAATCCAATCCGTAGATTTATTATTAATCCAAGTATCTTTAATATTATCAAAGGTGCATTAATGGATACAGATTTTGTTGAACTTCCAACAGATATTGAACAAGGTACTGACTTCCGTCTTACTAAAACTACTAAAGGTCAATATAGTGATTATAGTACGAGTAGTTGGGCACGCCGTGAGCGTAGTTTAGACAGTAATGAGCGTTCAGCAATTGACACTCATGGGTTGTATAACTTAAATGACTATCTTCCTAAACAACCTAGCGAATCTGAATTAGCAGTAATTGCTGAAATGTTTGAAGCTAGTGTAGATGGGCAATTATATGATGCAGAGCGTTGGGGTAATTTTTATCGTCCAAGTGGTGTACAAATCGATACATCAAATAGTGCGCCAAATACGTCAGCTGGTAAAGCACCAGCAGCAAGCATTCCACAAGCACCAGTAGCACCAGTTGCTGATAGTCAACCAGCGCCGGTACCAGTTGCTCCCCCTGTTCAACAGGAAGTAGTAGCACCAACACCGCAGCCTGCTCCAGTAGCAGAGCCAGCGATAGCAGGTGGTGATGAAGCTAAACCATCAGCACAAGATATACTTGCTGCTATCCGTAACCGCGGATCATAATTAACCTTACATCTTAAAGAAGGCAGTACTATGCTGCCTTCTATTATTCTTATTAGGAGACATAAATGCCAAGACCTTTTGACGTAAGTAAATTCCGCAAAAGTATTACCAAAGCGGTGCCCGGACTAAGTGTTGGGTTTAATGATCCAGATACATGGATTTCAACAGGTAATTATACACTAAACAAACTAATCAGTGGAGACTTTAATAAAGGTATTCCACTAGGTAAAGTATCAGTATTGGCTGGAGAAAGTGGCGCAGGTAAGTCATATATTGCGGCTGGTAATATTGTTAAACAAGCACAAGACCAAAACATCTTTGTTGTGCTAATTGATACTGAAAACGCACTAGATGAGACTTGGTTACATGCACTGGATGTAGACACAAGTCCAGACAAATTGCTAAAACTTAACTTAGCAATGATTGACGATGTAGCCAAAGTTATGAGTGATTTTATGACAGACTACAAAAAAGAATGGGCAGACAAAGAAAAGGATGAACGTCCTAAAGTATTGTTTGTAATTGACTCATTAGGTATGATGTTGACGCCAACTGATGTTAAACAGTTTGAAGCAGGTGATATGAAAGGTGACTTGGGTCGTAAGCCTAAGGCATTAACGTCATTGGTTCGTAATACTGTCAATATGTTGGGAGAATACAATGTAGGACTAATGGCAACTAACCATACATATGCATCACAAGATATGTTTGATCCAGATGACAAGATTAGTGGCGGACAAGGCTTTATCTACGCAAGTAGTATTGTAGTTGCCATGCGTAAACTTAAACTAAAAACTGATGCAGATGGTAACAAAACATCACAGGTACATGGTATTAGAGCGGCGTGTAAAGTAATGAAAACACGTTATGCTAAACCTTTTGAAAGTGTACAAGTGGAGATTCCATATGAGACAGGAATGTCACCATATAGTGGACTTGTTGAGTTTTTAGAAGCAAAAGAGGTTCTTAAGAAAAGTGGCAATAGTTTAGAATATACTAGTCATGTAACTGGCGAAGTAATTAAAATGTTTCGTAAACCTTGGAATGCTAATAAAGATGGTGCTCTTGACCTAGTTATGACAGAATGGGATGACATCGCTGTTGACAAAGCAGCCGATGAACTAAATAACCAAGCTGATGACCAAGTATTAGAGGAC